CGAGGCCCTGGATCTTGCGGGGTCGAAGGAGCACTTTACTGACGGGCCGCCATGCCTGCGCATCCTCGTGGCAACGGGCAGCGTTGGAGACATGCGGAACAACACACTCCTGCAGATGGGGGTGTACGCTAAGCTGAAGAACCCGGACAGCTGGGAGAAGGTTGTCGAAGAGTACAACCGTAAGTTTATGCTGCCAAACCTTGAGGCGAAAGAGGTTCTCACAATCATCCGCCAGTTGCAGAAGAAGGATTACTTCTACACCTGCAACATCGAGCCGTTCTGTTCCGTGTGTGACAAAGATCTCTGTCGCACCAAGAGATATGGCGTCGGCGGTGACAGTGAGAGCAAGGCCCAAGTGGGTGGCCTGACGGTGATCCTCTCACAGCCACGTTACTACTTCATGGACGTGAACGGGAAGCGCGTCGAACTGACGGCCGATGAGCTGCACAATCAGTCGCTGTGGCAAAAGGCCTGTCTGACCCAGATCAATTTTGTCCCATCGAAGATGAAGGAGCAAGACTGGACCGGCATGCTCAACGGCCTCCTGAAGCAGGCGACATACATCGAGGTCTCTCGTGAGCTGACGCTGGAAGGTAGGTTCGAGGACCTACTGAAGTCGTTCTGCAACGGCAGCGCACAGGCTTACGATCCTGCGGAGATGGAGACGGGCAAGCCCTACCACGAGAGTGGGGTGGTGAAGTTCAAGATCGACGGTCTCGTCACCTTCTTGAAGAACCGCCAGCACCCGTGGGCAGACAACAGGGCCAAGATCCAAGAGGAGGTGAAGCGCCTCAACGGAAACAACGAATTCCAAGGACGTCAACGGTACAAGAAGTCGGACGGGTCGTGGGGCACGCTGCGTGTGTGGTGGGTTCCGGAGTTCGAAGAGGAAGACATCGAGCTTCCCATTCAGGAGATAGATACAAATGTTCCCTTCTAACAGGCTTGTCACAGTAAAAGAGGTGGCGGATGTCTTGGGTGTCACCACGGCTGCCGTCTACAAGTGGATCAAAGAAGCATCGATGCCCGCCCCTATGAGGATTGGTGGCCCGAGAGGGATCCTTCGCTGGTCCCCCAGCACGATCAACGAGTGGTTGGAGGCTAGATCAAATGATTTCTAACAGCACACAGATCTTCGGGCCCCCGGGGTGCGGCAAGACAGAGTATTTGATGCGGCAGATCGAGAAGGCTATCGAAGCCGGGGTACCTCCGGAGTCCATCGCCTTTGTGTCCTTCTCTCGGAAGGCCATCGAGGAAGCAAGGGACCGCGCGATGAAGCGGTTCAATCTGTCCACCAAGCAGCTTGTAAACTTCCGCACCCTGCACTCGACAGGCTTCGTCGGCCTCGGTCTTCGGCACGAGGACGTGATGTCGTCCGTTGACTACAATGAGCTGGGCAAGATGCTCGGTGAGCAGTTCAACGTCTACGTCGCTCCGGAGGATGGGGTCCTCATCCCGCAGGATCTGAAGAGCGGCAGCAAGTACCTGCGTATCATCGACCGGTCGCGCTACCGGATGGTGTCGCTTGATGAGGAGTGGAGAGAACACGAGACCTTCGACGTCAGCCTGTTCAAGTGCAAGCAGGTCTACGAGCAGATGGTCGAGTACAAGACCAAGATGGGGAAGTGCGACTACGTCGACATGATCGAAATGTACCCATCCGTGGCGGAAGCCCCGAGACTGACCCTCCTGATCGTCGACGAGGCCCAAGACCTTACGCCCCTGCAGTGGCTCATGGTTCAGTTCATGGCGCAGAGCGCCGACGAGGTGCTGATCGCAGGCGACGACGACCAAGCCATCCACCGCTGGACAGGGGTGGACGTCAAGCAGTTCATCGCCATGTCCCCAAAGCAGATCGTCCTAAACCAATCCTACCGCCTGCCCCGCAAGATCTTCGAGGTGGCGCAGCGCATAGTTTCAAGGATCAAGGACCGAGTTCCGAAGGAGTACGCACCGACGGACGAAGAGGGCGTGGTGAAGTGGCACTACGACTTTTACAGCATCGATATGAAGAAAGGTTCGTGGACCGTGATGGCCCGGACAAACTACTTGGCGGAGAAGATTGCAGCGTCTCTCTACCGTGACGGGTATTACTATTCCATCAAAGGTCGCACTCCGATCTCAGTCGAACAGGCACGTGCGATCAGGACTTGGCGTGATCTGAAAGATGGCAAAGGTGTGGAACTCGGGAGGATCATCGAGTTCTACGAGACGGTTCCCAAGCAGGGCGACAAGGCTGTGGTAAAGCGTGGCGCGCGCAAGCTTTTGGATGCAGCCGATCCCAGCTCCACGCTGACGCTGGCGGATTTGATCCGTGAGTTTGGGTTCATCTCCAAGTCGGACCTGCTTGACGAGGATCCTCGGGATGCCTTCGACATACTAGGATTTGGTAGTGAGATGCGGTCGTACCTGATCCACTTGGAGAACAGCGGGGAGGACATTACCAAGCCGCCGCGGATCAAGGTGTCGACGATCCATGCCATGAAGGGTGGTGAGGATGACAATTGCGTCGTATTCTGCGCGACGTCGGCGGCAGCTACGAACACGAGATTCCCGGATGACGAGCACCGCATCTTCTATGTGGCGGTGACCAGAGCCCGGAAAGAACTCCACATCATCGAAAGCTTCGAGAAGCACAGGTACCAGATATGACACGCGACGAGATCATCGACACCGCAAAGGAACTCATCTCCGGGCAGCGCGCCAAGGATTACGGGGATGCCAAGAACAACTTTGATCGTATCGCCGAGGGGTGGAACATCATCGTCCGTGAGGCCATGAAAGCAAACTCCCCCATCACAGCCAAGCATGTCGCCCTGATGATGGACTGGGTAAAGACCTGCCGCCTGCTGGAGACGATAGACCACCAAGACAGCTGGGTGGATAAGGTGGGATATTCCGCACTGGGCGGAAGCTTCGAGAAGGACTAACGGATGGCGAGAGATCGTAAAGACAAGAGCACCATCGCCTTCTTTGAGAGGATGGACCTTGGTGAGAAGCTCGAGCCCGATTGGAACATCCCTTCCGGCTATCCGGACCTGACGCCCTACCCACAGATCGCTATCGACCTCGAGACCTGTGACCCCAACCTGACCACACTGGGTCCGGGCTGGGCCCGCAACGACGGGTTCATCGTAGGCATCGCTATCGCAGCCGGGGACCAAGCTTGGTACTTCCCCATCCGCCATGAGAATGGACACAACCTCGATCCGAAGATGACCATGCGGTGGCTGAAGAAGCAGATGGCAACGCCGCACATCGACAAGATCATGCACAACGCCACCTACGATCTGGGCTGGCTGTTGGCAGAAGGGGTCGAGGTCCAAGGTCGGGTGATCGACACCATGATCACCGGAGCTATCGTTGACGAGAACCGATTTTCGTACAGCCTGAACAACTTGGGCAAAGACTACATCGACATGCGGAAGGACGAGAAGATGCTGCGGGCTGCAGCAAAGGACTGGGGCATCGATCCGAAGGCTGATATGTGGCGGCTGCCTGCGTCCTACGTTGGGGCCTACGCTGAGCAGGACGCCTTCATGACGATGAAGCTGTGGGACAGGCTGAAGACGGAGATCTCCAGCCAAGACCTAACGCACATCTTCAACCTCGAGACGTCGCTCATCCCGCTCATGGTCAAGATGCGGCAGAACGGAGTGCGTGTAGACCTGGACAAGGCGGACATTGCACGGGCAGGTCTAAGGGCCAAGGTGCAAGAGCTGAAGTCCTACATCAAACATCGTACAGGCGTGGACCTCGAACCTTGGGCGGCTGCTTCGGTACAACAGGTCTTCGACGCACTGAACCTGCAGTACCCCAAGACCGAGGCTGGTGCTCCGTCGTTCACGAAGCAGTACCTCAATGCCCACCCGCACGAGGTGTGCCAAGCCATTGTGAGACTCAGGGAATTTGACAAGGCTGACAGTACGTTCATCGACAGCATCCTGCGGCACGAGCACAAGGGTAGAATCCACACGGAATTCCACCAGCTCCGCAGCGATGATGGCGGGACGGTGACCGGCCGCTT